GTCATCACTATTTGTTATATTAACAGTGATATCTTCATTCTTTGGGAATTCTATTCCCAATCTTGTTTTAACTTGGTTTCTGTCATCAAAAAATTCAGTGTTAGATTGGCTTGTGAACAAGTATTTTTCATCATTCCAACTCAGTGTCCCAACCCTGACACCCTCTTCTTCTAAAATCCAAAACTTGTCTCTTAGTACTATTTTTGCTTTTATCATTTTGTATACCTTGCTGAAAATGGTTCGCTGTAAAGTTTAATTTGTTCTGACATTCGTTGTAAATCCCATTTTGCACAGAACTTTAGTAGTCTAACTCCAACTTGTGAAATGTCTTTGGGTTCTACATTACGGATGACTGTATCAATTTCTTCACGAATATGACTAGGCTGTGCTGTGAGATCACATAATGTTACATTTCGATGGTAATCGTCAAGAACACGGTGCTCTACCCCATTGTGGTCTGTCCAACGCTGTAACATCATGTTATTCCAATTAAAGCCTTTTGCTTGTTTGTCAGCAAATGCTTCATTAAGCCCTACTTTATTTTTGGTTCCTTTTGTCCGTACCCCTGGATATGCACTAAACACATTGTCGCTTGTGTCACCGCGCATACACTTTTCAAATAACATGAACGCAGGCCTTGGAGCAGGTTTAGCCTCTTGTGTTTTTTTATCAATAACAGGCTTGCCTTTATCATCAAAATATCCTTCGTGCGTAATAGTCATGTTAGCAACACCGTTATATTGACGTACTTTTGGACTGATTAGTTGCGCAAAGTCACTATCAGTGCTAATAATAACGTGATTATCGTTAGGATGATTTTGTACCCATCCAGCAATCAGGTCATCAGCTTCAAGTATGGAATTCTGTAGCACTGTGCAATTTGTTTTGTCTCTAATAAAATCTCTAAAGTTGTCAAAAACTTCAAAAAACAACTTGTCTTCTTCTGCATCTTTAGGACTAAGTGCATCTCTAGAAGCTTGTCGATTACGCTTATAAGGCTCGTAGAAATCTTTGCGCCAACTGCGTCCTTCTAAGCAAAACACAACATGATCTGCGTCAAAATCGTTCCATGCTTTCTTAATGCTATTAAACGTAATATGCAAAGCCATGCCAACTTTAGTATCAATGTCACCTCTTACTGCGTGACGAGCTCTAAAAAAAGTGTTCATAGTGTCAACTAAGATATATGTTTTCATGATACTTCAGACTTTCCTTTACTGATGGGTATGACATTAATATAGCCTGCTCCGCGATCAGTGTCAAGGCCTTCTTCGTCTAACATTTGATAAACAATATCACGGAACCAACGATCAACTATTTCTTCTTCAGGATCTTGCTGTGTACCGTAACCATTAAAGATTAATTCTTTAATAAAAATTTCATTCCAATCCATTTCAAAGAACCCATTGCGTATATTTTCTTGATTTACTTTGACATCAAGTACATTAATCCATGGTTCGCCTTTTGCAGTGGCTCTATCCTTGGGGGATAATTTAGCAAGTTCTTCTTCCTTAGAGGCTAACTTGGCAGCCTCTTCAGCTTGTTTTTTTTCTATTTGAAGACGTTGAATTTCAGTCTCTTCAAGTTCTCGTCTGTGAATAGCATCTAATGCGGCAGATTCTAAATCTGCTATTCCTGTTATTTTTTTAAGCCATTTTTTCATTCGTATTTTGCCTCTCTTTGGTTAGATATAAATTTTAGTAGATAATACATTGACGTTGTGTAGTTTTGAATATACAAGCAACTCACTCACCAGTACTTTTATTTCATTGTCAGTAAGATCATATAATTCAGTTTGAGTAGACTGTGGTCCAACTGCACTGCGATGTTTGTAAGTATGTTCAATGTATTTCTCTAGTTGTCTAGTTTCAGAATCTTTTTCTAGAATCAGTCTTGCATATACTCTAAAATCAGAACCATCTTGATTGCGACCGCGTTGTATATTATTCATATACTTGCCACGACCTATCTTAACCAGGCCCCTTGATTCTAAACCAGTTTCATGATCAGTTACATGCGATCTGGCAATGTACACTGTCCATTCTGGATTACTTGGATCTTCTAACCTAACATGTCCTGCATTTTTACGTTCAGTTATAATATCAATCCAACCAGCACCTTTTTTACTCATAAGTTTTTTCTCAACTTCTCAAACTGGTCTTCTGTGTGGACACCTTTAAGATATTTGACATTTTTATCAAGTTCCCCAGGCATTTCCAAATAAGCTAATATGGAGTCTGGGAGTGAATCTCCATCCTTTTTCCATACAAACTTCTGCAACTTCTTGAACATTGAGATTATATTCTTCCGAACGTCCGCCCAACGGCATAAGGTATACAGGGCATTCAATGCCAGCGTTGCGATATTCCTGAACAGCACGACCGGCTTCATCAATGTCTGCACGATCAGCAACAACAAATTTGAGATAAAGATCGCTACCATCCACAAGGCTATACTCACGAGCAATGTTAGGCTTAATAGCATCCTCCCAAGATTCTCCACTAACGCTGAGTTTGGGTGAGCAACTCCATGTAACTGTAATTCTGTCTTGATCATTGAGATAATTGAAGAATTCGTTGTGTAAACTTTGTGTAGTGTTTGTTTCAAATGTGACATTTTTTAAATCCTGCATAAGAGGGTGTTCAAACAATTCCACATACAAACGCTGCCACGCAAGCAACGGTTCTCCACCCGTTAGTATCAAATGAACATCCTGTCCATTATCCATAGTCCACTTGCCTTCTGGTGTAAGAGACAGTAGATGTTCTATTACTTCATCAATGGTACGATCATGTACCAGGTGCTTAAACTCGGGATAGATACTAGCATATGTATCACAACCTGTATGAATAATAGGCAAGTCTTCAAACTTTTCAGTTGTCTCATGCACTCCCGCATCCAGTAATGCTTTTACTTCAGCATTGTAACGTTGCCCATTGGCGAGTTTTTCTGCACGACTGGGTTCATCACGTCCCAACCCAAAATTCATACAACGGAAGTTGCAGCCAAATGTGCGCAAGAAGACACTGGGAACTCCCACAAACTTGCCCTCACCTTGCACACTATAAAACGCTTCACTGTATCTTAGTTTCATCTTGGTGCAAACTCCTGCTGTAATTTAATATTGTCAAAGAATTCTTTTTTAGTTCCATAATCAGTAAAGAAAGATCCTTGAAGGACTGATGTTTGTGTTAAACTGCTGTGTGCCATAATACCACGGTTTTCACAGCATCCATGAGTTGCCTGAATATAGACGCCTACATTATTGGAGCCAGTTGCTTCCATTATTTCTTTAGCAATATCATTCGCAAGCTCTTCTTGCAGTGTACCACGTCTAGCACACCATTGTGCAATACGTGTATACTTACTAAGTCCAATAAGTTTTTCCGCAGCAATAATACCAATGTATGCTACACCAGTTACTGGCTGATGATGATGGCTACACATACTTTTTAATTCACTGCGTACCACCAACATGCCTTCATAACGCCCTGCTTGGTCATTTGGAAATGCAGTTGCATTGGGCTTGGGCATGTATCTGCCACTCATTATTTCTTTAATGTACATCTTAGCTAGTCTGCGGCCAGTGTCCATGCTGTTGGGATCATTTTTGCGATCTATTATCAAACTGTCCAACACGCTTTCAAACTTTTCAGTAAGTTCATCAATCAGCAACGGATATTCTTCTTCGTTAATATGTTTGCTGATGTTGTCACCAGCCCAGAAGCGATCCCCAGCTTCTTCTATTCTTTTTTTAATTTTTTCAGATGTGTTCAATTTCTTCTCCATGAAATATGGTACAACGTAATATATACATTGTACCATATATTTAGACTTTTGTCAAGCTATTAATTTTTTTTAACCAGCGATCCCGTTCCCAGGGATAAACTAACCAAACGTCGTCTTCTGCCTTGTTCACTTCATCCCAATAGTAATCAGTGTCTTGGAAGTCGCTGCTCCAGTTTTGGGTCATGGCAGCAAATTTAACATTTTTATGCCATACGCTTTTCCAAGCATCAACCTCGTTTGGAAAGCAACCTGACTGCCAATCATTTTTAATCCAATTAAATGTAGCACCAGTATCGTTGATGTCATCCACTATCAAAATATTTTTACGTTTGTTGATGTCCCAACGACATTTAGTGTTTTCACGATCTTCTACATCAACATAACCGAACGCCATTTCAGGAAGCCATAAGTTACATTCAGTAGATGCATCACCATCTCCATCTCTCAATTGTACTTTAAGAGTTTCCATGGGTACACCAATACGATGACTTAACAACAATGCCAGTGGCAACCCGCCACGAGTTATTCCAACAATCACGTCAGGCATCCAAGTGTCCTTGTACATGCCTAGCATGATGGCATCAGCGGCTGTTTCAACATCAGCCCAATTGTAATATGACTTCTTCATTTCATTAGTTCCATACTTAAACATTTGTTGATATATTCACCAATTTCCTGATCTTTGGGAATTAAATAAACACTGTTGTTATTGCGATCTGTTTTGCGATCATAATGCCTAAATTCTAGTATTTGACCGTTAATTGCATTATATATGCGAAAGTTTAGTATAGGGTCTTCTTCAGGCCTATTTTCGTTACTGCTGTGAGTAAGATTAATACCAACACTTTCTCCGTTGTCAATATCATTTACCCATTTACGTAGTTTTCTTTTAATCCATTTCATTTTCCACTAACCTCCTGATTGTTTCGTAATTTTCTTTTGCTCGGGCAAATGCTGGAAATTGTGCTGCAAGGCTTTCTTCAATCAATTCTTGCTCCATTTTCTTAGTTGCCCAATTTACCACAGCATCCAGTGACAAATCGTTTATATAACTAGTTGTTCTAATTGTGTCCCATACATTACCATTGAAGACCATTAACTGTCCGTTAATTGCTCGTACTTCACCTTCATGTGCCCGCTCTTGTCCATTGCAGGTATAGGGCACTGTAATGTCTGTTTGCACATTTATCATTTTGAATCCTTTAACGCATCAAATGTTTTGTACTTTTCAAGAGCAGCCGCGTATTCGTCTTTCAGTTCTTTTAGGCGAGGGTATTTGTCTTCCATATCTACATCTCGTTTTAAGAGTAACAGACTATCGCGCATTTCGTCAAGTTCTTTTATGACGTCTCTGCCGTTTACTATCAGCGGAACGTCAACACGCATACTGCCGTTTTCTCCGCCGTCTATTTGGATCTTGGTGTCAGCAAAACTGGTTGTAGAAACAGTATTACTGGTAGTATAACTACCGGTAAAGTTATTTTTAGCAGTAACAGATCCAGGTAAGTGACCAATAGAAGTATTATATGTAGTATTAAACTTTGTTTTCATATTTTTTCGAATCCGTTCATAACGCTCACGTTCTTTCTTCTCACGTTCTCTAATTTTTTTCATATAATCAGAGCTTGGTGAATAGTCAGAGTAAGAGGGCTCCGTCTTCTTTTTGCTTTCCGACCCAGTCTTGGTGAACCATTTTGTAAATTGTTTTAAAGTTTTCATAAGCTTTCTCTAATGCTGGGTATTCTTCACACATGCTTTCTACTTCATAAACCCCAGGCATGGAGTCTTTAAATATTTCATTGGATACAGTTATACTATGAGTGCCCCAGTGAATGTCACTATTTGCATCAATAGTAATATAATCTGTCATGTTGCTGACGTCTATGGTATATGTGTCAGAATAATTACCAGTAACTGTTATAGTACTATAATCATCATCTTCCATTTGTTAATATCTCCATCATTACATCTGATGACATATAAACTGCTTTGAGACGATCTCGTTGTGCTAGTAATGCTTGTGCATATTTTTCAGGGTTATTCAGTCTGTCATCAATAAAATTATATAATTCATTCTTGTATTTTATAAAATTGTCGTAGCTGCTGGTCCATTCACTTGGATACAGGAACTCAGCTGAATACATTTCAGTATAGCTGCACCTGTCTGGTAGTATT